AAAAGATATCTGAGAATTTAGAGATGGCATCGGTTGCAACTGCACAAGCAAAAGCAATGGGTGAGAAGATGGTCGCTGAGAAAGTTGAAGAGAAAGCACAGTTAAAAGAAGCCGTTGCCATTGCCGAGAACAAGGTTGATGTGATGACCAAGAAAGTGGAGGTCTATGCAGTCAAGATGATTGGTGCTGGACTTGATACAAGCGAAGTGCCATTGAAACTATCAGGCAAGGCATACGATGCGTGGTTGAACTATGTCGAAGAAGGTGGTAAAGAGGACTTTGAGTATTTCCGTTTATACATATTTAACTAATGGCAAAGGCAACCAACACATCCACATTCAGAGCGAAGCCAAAGAATAAACTTCGCAGACATACCAAGCACAAAAACAAACATAAGTCAACCAAACCATATAATAAACAAGGAAGATGACAAGAGAACAAATTGAAGCTGCGATGATCAAAAAGGGATTCGCTTATTTCTCAACTGGAGAATTGAATCTGAACATCATCGGTGTTCGCCAAAGTTCAACCGGCAACAAGGTGACAAACCTATTTGATGACTTTCTAACTCTAAGCTACAAACACAACGGTGCTTGGGTATTCAAAAAGTGGGCAGCCACAACTGATCCAGGAACAAAAGGCGTGAAGGAATTTCACAACGCTGCTGGTGTTGCTCGTTTGGTTGCTGGTCAATATCGTGGTTCACACGCTATCGGTTTGCATCAAGGCAAATATGAAGCGTTGAAACAAGCGAAGAATGTCAAAGTTTATCGTGATGCCAACAAGGATATGACCTATGATGAAAGCAAAATCCAAGAAGGCGTGTTTGGAATCAACATCCACAAAGCAGGTGCAGATTCTACCTATGTAGAGAACTGGAGTGAGGGATGTCAGGTGTTCAAAAAGTCAGCTGACTTTGACGAGTTTATGGTCATCGTTAAAAAAGCCGCAGCATTGCACGGGAATTCATTCACTTACACATTATTAAACTCAAACGAAATATGAAGTTTTTAGATTTTTTCAAAGGTGACAAAGGAGAAGCATCATCCAAAAGATTCGTTGGCATCATCGGTGCTTTTGTTTTGTTTGGCACTATGGCTCACAATTCTCTTAGTCCTGCTGACATTGTACCTTCTCCCGATTTGGTTAGTGCGGTGGAATTCATCGTGATTGCTTGTCTTGGATTCACATCAATAGACAAGTTCTCAAACAAAAAGGAATGATTGCTATTTAGTAGAGATGATCTTCCAAAGAATTAATTTTCACGACAATGTTCTTCCCGTATTCAAAGAGAATAAGGCGAAGGGATATGTCACTTTCGGAGCGGACAATCTCTATCCCGAATTTCTTATAGAACTATTTAACAAATCCCCAAAACACAATGCAATCGTTTCTTCAAAAGCTTCGTATATTAGTGGAGTTGGCACTAAAATATTTGGACAAAACACCGTTGACATCGCAAAAGCCGAAGCCAAGATCAAAGCCATTAACGCCTACGAAACCCTTGACCAAGTCAAAGGTAAAATAGCGTACGACCTTGAGTTGTTCAATGGCTATTGCCTTGAGGTAATTTGGAACAAAGCCAAGACGGCAATTGCAGAGATTTACCACATTCCTTTCAAGAATATCCGCAAAGGTTTAGAGGGTGAGTTTGTATACTGCGAGGATTGGACTGACCGCAAGGCAGAACAAATCCATTATCAGCCATTCAACACAACCACAAGAGAATCTAAGTCACTTTATTATTGTCAATTCTACCGACCTGGTCAAGGAGAATATCCTTTGCCTGATTACATCGGTGCGTTGAAGTATATTGAAGTTGACACCGAGATTTCAAATTATTATTTGAACTCAATCAAAAACGGATTCACCGCACAAACTCACATCCAGTTATTCAAGGGAATCCCAACACCTGAAGAAGCTCGTGCAACTGCAAGGCGATTCAAGGAAAACTATCAAGGCACTGACAATGCCGGTGGACTTATCATTCAGTATAACGACCCACAAGAGAAAGAGTCGGTCATCAGCAACTTGCAACCATCGGACTTTGACAAGCAATTTGATTTGCTAAATAAGACCGTACAACAAGAGATATTTGTTGCACACAAGGTAAACTCACCGATGTTGTTTGGAGTGCGTGTAGAAGGTCAATTGGGTGGTCGTAGCGAGATGATTGAAGCGTATGAGATGTTCCAACAGTCATACATTGAACCAAGACAACAAAAGATTGATGATACTTTGACTTACTTGTTTGAGTTCATCTCTCCAGTTCGCTTAGAAACAATTAACAAACCACCTATCGGTTTGGATTATCAGGCGTTATTTACTGCCGGTTTGATTTCAAACGAAGAAGCTCGTGCAGAATTAGGACTTCCACAAATTTCAAATGTAAAAGTGCAGTCATCATTGAACGATGCCATCAACGCATTGAGTCCGTTGGTTGCAAACAATGTCTTGTCAAATATGACCATCAACGAGAAGCGTCAATTGGCTGGTCTTGCACCGATAGAGGGCGGTGATTTGTTGGAATCTTCCACAGCACCCGTTGCGATGTCATCACAAAATCCGTTTGGCTGGGATGATGAGCGTGACTTGGCGGTGTTTATGAAGTATGGTGAACCTGCTGAGAACTTTGAACCGATGAAGTTTGACTTCGCATCTGCGATTGAATCAGCCATCTTGAATGTGCTAAAAGAAAACAAAGGTTTGCAGATAGGTGACATCGTGAACATCACAAAACTTGATCCACAAGTGGTGGTTGATACCATTGCAAAATTGAACGATGCCAAGTTGATCAAGGGATACAACGAAGGTCTTGAGGTTACACCAAAAGGATTGGATGAAATCAGTCAGTTACAAACCGAAATTGTTGTCCGTTACAAATACGCACTTGCACCAGGAATGTCGGGTGGAATACTGATAGCCGGATCGCGTGATTTCTGCAAACAAATAGTTGGTAGCAATCGTGTTTATTCTCGTGCAGATATTGATGCGATGTCATTACAAACGGAGATTGATGTTTGGAGCAGACGAGGTGGATGGTATCACGACCCCGTGAGAGATGTCAATGTTCCACAATGCCGTCACATTTGGCAACAACAATTATTAAGGAGAATTAAGAAATGACAAACTTTGTATATTTCATAAGCACCACTTATCTCAAGGACAACAGTCCGTTGAATGAGAATGTGGATGACAAGTTGCTCAAGTCAGCAATAAAAGAAGCTCAAGAGATTTACATCCGGGATGTCATCGGTTCAGGTATTTACAATGAGTTGCAAGTACAGGCATTTGCAGGAACTCTAACCAACTTGAATACCACCCTTTTGGATTCATACATCGCACCGTGTTTGAGATACTACACTTTGACTGAGGCAATGTTGCCAATGACATTCAAGCTAATGAACAAATCAGTCGCATCTCGTGAATCTGACAATGCTCGTGCAGTATCGGTGGAAGAGATGACATTGATTGAAGGCAGATATCGTGACAAAGCCGAATACTATGCAAACCGTTTGCGTGATTACTTGCGTACCAACACCAACGACTATCCGTTATTCTTGAATCCAGGCAATACCTTTGACACCATCAGACCAAAGAACACCGCATTCAGCGGAGGAATTTATCTACCGACAAACTATGACGATTGTTTCTGGAACTATGACTTCCCCCACGAGGACAAATAAGTGGCAAAAAAACAACGAAGCCAAACTTCTCAAATTCCTAAAAAATGACATTAAACCAAATCATAGCAAAGATTCAGACCGCAGCCGAAAGCCATAAAATGGTCGGCAAGTTTGGTGTTGGTCAACAATCTAATTTGACGGTTGAGAATGTCGAGTATTATCCATTGGTGTGGTTGTATCCTGATGGCTTTAATTTGCAATCAGCAGGTAAGTTGATGACATACAACTTTGCATTGATTGTGATGGATCGTGTGTTTGAATCTGAATCTAACACGATTGAGGTCTTGTCGGATACGGCTCAGATTATGGCTGACATATTTGCTTTGATTGACAACAACAATCAAGCAGATGGTGATTTTGAATTAAGCATCAACGGGAATGCCACTCCTTTCTACGATGCGAAAACTGATATACTTGCTGGATATGCAATCAACTTCCAAATCCTCACTCCTTATTTGGCTAATAGTTGCGTTGTTCCTGTGTAGTGTGCTTTGGTCAATGTTCAACTTTGAAGAAGAACAACGACCCGTACCACCGCAGATCAATGTAGAGATGCACGAAAGAATTGTAGAGCATACCAAGATAAAAAGAATAAAGCTCATTGAAGAAATCAACCACTATGACACGATATTTCTTGATACTTTTGATGCTACATCTTCAGGGCTTGAAGGGGCAATCAATCTCCATAGATTCTGCGACTCTACGCTCGGCAAATAGTTACTTGGTCAAAGGTGCGATTGCAAGGCAGAAAGTATCGCAATTAATGAAGATTGTCCAAGCGGATTCAATCATCATTGACCAGCAAGATTCTATCATCATCAAACAAAAGTTAAACATCGGATATCTCAAGGATGAGAACAAAGTCCTTGTGAAGCAAAATAAAGCCATCTCACGCACTTTGAAGTTGTTCAAGAGTATAAGTATAGGTTTGGTAATTTTAAGCGTTCTCGGATGGCTGAAATAGATTTGTCCAAACTACCCGATGCACTTGATACTTATTTAGGGGATGCATCTCAAGGGTCACTCCTTCAGCAAATAATCGTGGAGTGGTGGAACAAGAAGGTAATCCCACCGATTTGGGCGAATCTTGATGCCAACGGAACAAACGCATCATCCAAACTCCGACAATCTTTTGCACCGGGTAACATCACCAAGTCACCGACATCCATCAACACAATTCTTGTGGCTGAGGATTATT